TTTGTGTCGACAGACAATTCACGCGGAGTCTTTAAGGCGCCTGCTGGATTACAGTCACGCATCCAAGGAGCGGTATCTGTAGCTCCTCTAACTAATGCAAACCTCGATAGCTTGAACTCAGCATCTGCTCCAGTCAACGCTATTAAGTTTGTACCTGGTTCAGGTATTGTAGTTATGGGCGCTCGCACATTAGACCCATCATATGTGTCACGCTATGTACCTGTTCGACGCACACTCATCTATCTTGAGAAGGCTCTTTCTGACCTTACTCAATTTGCAATCTTTGAGCCAAACGACCCAGCCCTATGGCGACGTCTACGCTCAACTGTTTCCAGCTTCCTTACGAACTTCTGGTCTCAGGGTGGTCTTCGCGGTGTAACACCTCAACAAGCTTTCTTTGTTAAGGTCGACGACACCAATAACCCACAAGCAACAATTGATAATGGAGAAGTCCATATTGAAATTGGTGTGGCGCTTCAACGTCCTGCCGAGTTCGTAGTAATTAAAATTGGTCAGTTTGACGGTGGAACCACCGTTACTGTGGCGTAAAGGAGATAATAAACAATGGCAAATCCAACAGCAGATAGCGTAATTCAACGCTTCTCTACTCTGGCTACGGACCCGTTACGCTCGTTTCGGTTCATCGTAGAATTTACAGACCCTGCTCAAAATGGGGAAACTGTATTTAGTAATAAAATTGTTAGCACAGGCGATGCTCGAACATCTTCAAGCGCAATGTCTACCGGATTTATCGGAGGCTTTGTGTCTGTTGGTGGGTTGAATATCACAACCCAAGCTATTCAATACCGTGAAGGTGGTTACAACACCACAGTTCACCAGATCCCTGGAATGACAACATTCACACCTATAACGCTACAACGTGGTGTTCTATACGGTAATGATCAAGCTATCACATGGATGCGCGGACTTTTTGCCGCTGTATCGGGTGATGGAATTACATCAGGGGCTGTATCTAACAAGGGGTACCGAGTTAATGCGAAGATTTGGGTTATGGATCACCCAAACACTGCGGCCGGTAACACTCCTCGTATGGGTTTTGATGTTAAAAACGCTTGGATTACTCAGCTTAGTTACACAGACCTAAATGCTAACGATGGCGCTATTTTGTTTGAATCAATTAACTTGGTTCATGAGGGCTTATCAGTGTTCTTCACTGATGACCAATACGGCGCTGTCGGACGTACAACACTTAACTAATACAAATAAAGGAGCATAATACGTGACTAAAATAATTACAGACGCAGAACTTGTACAGCAGTATGCACAAAAAGCTATGGAAGAGCCTGAACAACAGATTGTTACAAAAGCTCCTTCAGACACTATGGTAAAGCTTCCTGGTGGTTACATTCTCTCAACGGGAGAGGTAGTAAAGACAGCGGAAGTTCGTGAGCTCAATGGGGCTGACGAAGAAGCTATTGCTAAAGTTGGCTCAACAGCTAAAGCTTTGAACATACTTCTACAACGTGGTCTCGTCAAACTTGGTGATAAAGAAGTAACTAAAGACGACTTAGATGTTCTACTCTCTGGAGACAGGGACGCCATCTTATTGGGCATTAGAAAAGTAACTTTTGGGCCATTTATCCCTTTAGTTATTCGATGCCCTCACTGCTCAACTGACCAAGAAACCCAAGTTGATTTAGATGATGACGTCCCTGTCAAAGAGTTGTCAGACCCTATTGCTGACAGATTTTGGGAAGTAAATACAAAGCAAGGCACTGTTCGTTTAGGTTTACCAAACGGCATTACACAAAAAAAGCTTATGGATAATATTGATAAGACAAGCTCTGAAATCAATACAATGATTTTGGGAGGCTGCATTATCTCTGTTAATGGAAGCCCATCTATTGGAGCTCCTACGGCACTTGCTTTAGGTATGTCTGAACGTAGTGAACTACTTACTTCTATTACTGACCGTAACCCTGGCCCACGCCTTGGGGAGGTGAAGAAGGTCTGTAAGGCATGTGGTGAAGATATCCCTCTACCACTTAGTCTTCTAGATTTGTTTCGCATATAACACAGGAGCTTATGAACGGCTTCTTGATGAATATGAGTTTTTAACAAGAACATTTATTGGATGGACTTTAGCGGATATAAAAGCTTTATCTGCTAGAGAACGTACAAACTGGACTGAACGAGCGCAGCGAAAAGTAAGGAGGTAGCCAATGTCTAGAGAATCCATGAATATGGGATCGTCTAATAACAACATTATTAGTCAGATTAAGGCGACCATGCAAGAACTCCGGCAGGGGTTCTCGGGCATGCGCCAAGAGATGTCTGGCTTCTTCTCTGTAACTAATGCGCTTGGTTCAGTAGCAAGTGTTAATAAAGGCGGTATGGCACGCCCTTCACAAATAGCACCTAACCCAGTATTTAATAGCGCTCCCGCACTTATTGGGATGACTGAATCAGGAAACATTGTAGCTGCTGGACCTTCTGCATCTATGACAGCGGGCAGTGGGTTCTCTCAACAGGCTTTCCCTGGCATGGAAAACTTAGGTAAATACGTAGCTAAAAATCCTGGAAGCGGTACGGTCTACACACCAGCTTCTATGGCAGGTGGCGGAGGTATTAAAAGCTCCGTAACTGGAACGGCTCCGTATGACCCTGCGACTGGTAAAGCTATAGATACGAGCCTTAACATTAGCAGCCTACTTAATGTTGCTGCTAAAGGCCTTGCTGGTTACGGCATAGTTTCATCACTTTTGCCTGGAGCAGACGAGGTAGTTCAAACTGATTTATTAATGAAACGACTTGGTTTTTTTACAAATGGTAAATATCAAGATGAATTACTAGGAAATAGTGTTGTAGGGGCGGCACAGTCACTTGCTTCCCGAGGCACTGTAACATCTTCTTTAGACTCTTTAAACGCTTTAGCTGCTGGTCAAAGTATGGGTCTTATGGGTGGTGGCGGCGCATTTTTAAAGGGTGTTGCAAATGTTTCAAATTTAACTCCAGGTATGGGCATAGAAGGCGCTATGCGTGCAACTGGGGCAATGCAACAAGCCTCTAGTGTAAATATGCTTCGTGGTATTGGTATTCAAATACGTAATGCTGATGGCACTCTTGCTGCCCCAGATAAAGTAATTGATGATGTGTGGGATAAAATTTGTAGAGATTTTAGTCAAGCTTACGGTGCTAATAAAAAACCAAATTTACAACAAGTACAAATTGCACTTCAACCAGGTAATTCTCTTGACTCTATGTTGGAACAATATTTTGGCGGAGACCCTATGTTAAAAAACATGGTTATGAACGGCCTTCTTTATAGAGCTCAACAACAAGGTGTGGCTGGGTCGGCTCAAGAAACTGGTGCTTTAGCCACTACATCTGGAATTAATAAACTTGTAACTTCTACAACATCTATTAACGCCTTATCTGAAAAATATGCGGCCACAACAAACCTTTTAACTCTTGGAGCTGCTACTGCGGCTGGGGACGCTGGATTTGCTGGAGCAACTAATTTTATTACAGGTGTTATAGAAAAAGCTACTGGAATGGTTAATACATTACTTCCAAAGTTTGTATATATGGACACAATATTATCATCCGCTGGTGGTGGGGCCGCAACAGATGCAATTTCATTTTTATCTACAATGTTTGGGGCTAGGGCTGATGGCGGACCTGTACAAGGTGGGGCTGCTTATATTGTTGGTGAACGTGGTCCTGAACTCTTTATGCCTGGTGTGTCTGGGACAATTATACCTAATGACCAGATTCAACCAAATCAAAATAAAAACAGCGGAACCATTAACGGCAGCTCTAACAACACGTATAATTTTAATATAAACATACCTAACGCTAATACACCGGAAGTAATTGCCGCGCTTCGTAAGCTTATGTCAGACCTTGAAACTAACAAGATTGTGAGTGAATCGTAATGGCATCATTAGCTGACGATAGCGGATTAGCCTCAGCCACATCCGCAACTAGCACGGCTAGTTCAACTACGCTGTCTATGCAACGTCTTCAAGCACTGTCGGCAACCATTAAAACTGACGCTGTAACTGGCATATCTGTAAACCCAAATACGTATTACACACAAGATATTATTACAAATTTTAATACTGTAACCCCATCAACTAGTACCCCTGCAACTAATCAAGTTGGAATAACACAACCTATAGGGTATAAATTTAATTTACCTCCTCATGATTGGAGCCTACCTGTACGACCAACCGATGTAGACCCTGACATAGTTGGGTATAGCAACACGGCTTCTTTCCACGGTCTACGCAGAGGGCGCTTATGGTACTGGGCGGGCACCAACAATACTGGCGCCGTACCTTTAACTACACAAGCTGGGCCATCAACGCCATTAAACTTAATTGACACAGCTTATGGTTTTCAATTTTTATGGAACCCTACAACTATTACAACAAGTGTTGCTAGAAATATGAACATTACTCCATCTAGCGCAGACGCTCTTCGAGTTGTATCTGGAGTGTTTCCTGGACAAGAAACTGTTAGTTTAAACATTGTAATAGATAGAACTAATGACTTTGCGTGTATTAAAGCGGAAGCTCAAAGCGCTTCGTTAGATGTAAAGACTGGGGCAACACAAGGATCGTCTCCTATTTCAAACAATTTAACTGCGTTTAGCCGACACTACAACTCTTTATATCCTGGGGCATCTGTTGATCAAAACATGGGAGATCAGATAGGCAAATTAATGTCTCAGGGAACAATGGCTGATCTTGAATATTTATTTAAAGCTATCAATGGAAGTGGTAATGGAAACCTAGAGTGGACCACGCTTCTTGGTAAGAAAACCGCTAACGTTGGTTACCTAGCGCCTACTCTTCTTGGAATTCAACTTGGACCTACTATTGACAGCTTATCTTATGTAGGATGGGCTTCTAATATAAGTATTGACCACACAGCTTTTACAGAAACTATGGTTCCCATTAGAACAGAAGTATCTATTTCAATTCAATGTTTCTCTGGTTCTGGATTGACTTCGGGGGTTTAATAATGTCTATATATAAAGGCTCTAGATATGAGTACTCAACTATTGACTACTTTACAACAATGATGAACGGGTCTGAAAAGCCTACTGTGTTTTACACGTTCTCTAATCTTGGTTTAACTAACTATTGGGAACACGTATACGTTAAAGGTGAGCGTTTAGACCAAATTGCATTTAAATACTATAACCGCCCTGAGTATTGGTGGATTATCCCTGAGTACAATCCAGAAATAACAGACCTTAATAATATTGACGCAGGAACGGTGTTAAGAATACCAAATGTTTAATTACATATCTGTTGACTTTCCTGAAACTACTATACAACCTACTGTTGTATATCGCGCTGACGTTTTTCAAAAAGTGTATGCGCATGAGCTAGTTTCTTTGTACTTTAAAGACTGGGGAGTACAATACGATGTGGTTAAGCCTGGGTCCCCTGTGCATTTAGTAATAAACGGTTTGAACCAGCAACGAGAACTATATGGGTACGTGCATCATGTAAATATAGATAGAGCGCCTGGCAAATACTTTACTGAAGTAGTTGTTATTGGTGCCTCGTTTCCTATGAAACAACAGAGCCAAAACATATATAAAAATATGACGGCTGATCAAATAGTTAGATCCATAGCAACTGACTATAACTTTGTATGCTATGCCGTAGACCACCCAAGAGTTTATCCTCAAGTGGCGCAAGCCGGTCATTCTGATTGGGAACTGTTAGTGCGTTTAGCGAAACAATGCGGTTACACACTACGAGCCACTAACACAGAGCTTTATTTTCAACCTATTATGGAAGACTATACTAACTATAGGGAAGAGGCGCCTAACTTCATTATGCGAGAAGTTAGTAACCCACAAGGCTCCACCCTATACTCATTTAAACCTATGATTGGTGAATCTGTCCCCTATGCAGATGCTACTAAAGGCGCGGTTGCGATCAGTGGAGTAGACATTGTTAATTCAAGCCCAATATCTATTACTCAACAAATACGTGCTGCAAAAACAAGAAATAAACAACAGGTAGAGTTTTTTGATAGGTTTGACACGGCAACCGTTGCTAATACCCCTTTGGTAGCGCAGTATGAAGCAGAATCTGCAGAAAATAGAAATTATTTCCCTTACCGTGCTGTTGTTGAAGTTTTAGGTAACCCTAACCTTCGACCAGATATGCCTGTTTACCTTGATGGTATTGGGGAGCCGTACGCGGGGTACTGGGTGATACTAGAAGCAACCCACCATATAGTTGAAGAAGAGCTAAACCGACAAAAGTACACAACCACTTTGGTAGTTGGAACAGATTCCCTTGGGTCAGCGGTTCGTTGGACCGACAGTAAAACTGTAAATTCTCCGGACTACACACCTAAAAGAACAATTATACCTAACGTTCTTCAAACTAAAATTAAACCAGTCACTGTGCTTAATAAAAAAGTTACTTATGCAAGCCCATCAAATACTGGAAGCTTTGGGGACCCTCAAAATAGAGCTAAGCCTAGTGTAAACGGTAGGTCTAACATGCCTTCGATGTGGCAGACAGACACCACAACTTTAAACCCTATTATCTATGAAAATAATAAACCTCAATTCATTACCGAGCGTTTAGCTATGAAACTTGGTGTGCTATGAGTTTTGATAAAAGATTTTATGGAATATATCAAGGCCTTGTTATAGACAATCAAGACCCTGAAAATCGTGGACGAGTCACTGTTCAAGTCCCTCAAGTAACAGGTCAAGCTGTAACTGATTGGGTAGATGTCTGTAGCCAAGGGGGCGGACTAGCCACAAGTAAACCTGTGTATGGTTCATTTTTTGATACCACAACACAAACATTAATCGCATCCAACACACCTAAAACAATTACTCTTAACACAACAGCTGAATCCAATGGGGTTACTATTGGAAGCCCAACTTCTCGTATATTCTTTAATTACGCTGGGACCTATAATGTGCAATTTTCAGCACAAGTTGCAAATAATGGAACCGCTACTGCAAACTTTTGGTTGCGCAAAAATGGCACAGATTTAACTTGGACCAATGGTTTAGTAACAACATCAAATCAAAATCATCATGTTCTTCCTGCCTGGAATTATGTATTGACTTTAGCTGCTAATGATTATATTGAATTTGTTTGGATGAGCAACGATGCCGCTAATACTTTAGAAGCCTCGGCAGCAACAACATCGCCCGTGTCCCCTGCAATTGCCTCTATGATTGTAACCGCAACCCCTGTAGGAAACATTTCCCCAAACGTTGGGGATGCCGTTTGGGTTATGTATATCGCTGGAGACCCTAACTTTCCAGTATGGATGGGAGTCCTTAGATGAGTAAAGCTTTATCACTACCATTTCATTTTGATACAGCGTCAGGTGGATTAGCGTCTACTACTGACCCAGCCAAACTGTGGCAGGATCGAGTTATCGTGGCTGTTATGACTAATTTAGGCGAGAGAGTAATGCGTCCTACTTTTGGAAGCGATGCCCCTAAAACTGTAGGTCATAACTTGAGCGATGCGGTATCTATTATTAGTCAAAGCGTAACTGTAGCGTTTAGCCGTTGGCTCACTGACCTAGACCTATTAGAAGTTACGGGATTTACCGACTCTGTAGATGGGTATTTAGTTATACAAATTAAATATAAGTACAGAGCGCAAAACATTAATCAGACTGTCAATATCAAAACTGCTATCCTTAGCCGAAGCGGTGACGTAATCCAGGAGGTAACACAAAATGGCCGATAAATATGTACCGCAAGTAGACTATACATCGCGTGACTACGCAAGCATTAGAGACGATATGACGGCTCTTATATCTGACTACGCCCCCACTTGGACCACTCGCGACCCTGCGGACATAGGCATGACCCTCCTTGAGTTGTTCTCTTATATGGGAGATTTGCTCAACCATTACATTGACCGTTCAGCAAATGAAGCGTTTATAAGCACTGCTAGTCAAAGAGACAGCGTACTTCAGCTTGCTCGTCTATTGGGCTACAATCCTAAAGAGAATGTTTCCGCAACTGTAACCCTTACTTTTTATAATTCAACGTCTAGCGCTATAACTGTGCCCGCAAAAACACAAGTGGCAACTACAGTTATCTCTAATAACGTAAATACTCAAATCATTTTTGAAACAAATGCGGTTGCAACAGTCCCGGCTAAATCTGGAGTTATTAACGGCAGCGTTCAAGTTAAAGCGACCCATGGTGTAACTTTTACAGAAATTATTGGAACTAGCACGGGTTTATCTAACCAAGTGTTTAAATTATCTAAAACACCTGTTGTAAATAACAGCGTTTCAATTACTGTTGGAGCTACCGCATATACACAAGTACCGTACCTCATTGACTACTCTGGGTATGACGCAGTTTTCTCTACTTATACAAACGCTGCTGGAATTACATATGCTATTTTTGGCGATGGAATCAGTGGAAGCATCCCAGCCAACACTGCAGTTATCACGGCAACTTACCGTGTAGGTGGCGGTGTAATTGGCAATGTATCAGCCAATACAATTAAAACAATTTTAACAAATGCACAAACAGGATTGACTGTTTTAAACACATCCTATGGAAGCCCTACGGACGACGGTTCCGCTACAGGAGGCACCGATGTTGAATCTACTGACTCAATTAGATTAAACGCACCTCTTAGCTTTAGAGCATTAAACAGAGCAGTTTCTCTTTCAGATTATGCAGCACTTGCTGTGGCTGGGGGGGCGGCAAAAGCATCCGCTATAGCTGAGGTATACAGCAGCGTAACTATATTCTTTGTACCTTATGGAGATTCTGGTGTGTTAACTGATGGTGTAACCCCATCAACAGTATTTACAAACACTATCCCCACCCTTAATACATATTTGACTGATAAAGTCCCAGCTAATACTACAATTACATACCAACCAGCAAGTTATGCAAAAGTTCAATTATTTGCAAATATTACTGTTCAACCTAAATATAATCAAACATTAACTAAATTAAATGTAGGTTTAGCTGTAGCCAACTTATTTGCACTAGACAACGTAGCATTCCACGACACTATTTATTTATCTGACGTATTTGGAGCAATAACATCCATACCAGGTGTCGGCTCTGTGCAAATTGTTAAATTAATTCGTGGAGACCAGGACCAGTCTTTTACTGTAAATAACAAAGTACTTACAAGCAATATTGCTACAATTACAACAAGTGCTACCCACAACATCACTGTAGGACAGACTATTTATATATCTGGAGTTGGTACCGGAAACGGTGACTTTGACGGAACCTATACAGTTACTGCGGTAGGATCAAACACAATTAGCTATGTCAACGTCTATACCAACGTTACTTCAACAGCTGTTTCTGGTGGAAAAGTAACCGTATTTGCTGTTAAAGATATTAAATGCGATGCTAATGAAATCCCACAATTAGACGGTACAAACTTAACCCTTACATATACTGGAGGATTGTAATGGGTCGTTATGGTTTAAACCCATACTCTTTAGGGTATTACGGAAACTCAGATGCAATACCTTATGTATCTACCGCGTTTAAAGCCCGTCCTGAAAACTATGGTTATATAAATCTATCTTGGAACAGCCCATATGGCCAATGGTCTAAAATAAAATTAGTAAGAAATACTTATGGATTTCCTGTAAACGCATGGGATGGCGACGTATTAGATATTAAAAATGATAATAGTTATGTGGCTTTTAAAGAAACAGATCCCACTATGTTTGACGATAAAGTCGGCCTTGGTACGAACATGTTTTATTATTATTCTTTATTTATTTTTGAAACTGTAACATACACATGGGTTCGAGTAGGAAACGCCATATCTCTTTCTCCAAAAGATTACGGTTATACAGACTTAATGTATGACTCCTTACCTGATGTATACAAAATAAACTCTTTAAATGATCCATTCTCTAATCTTGATAATGAAGACCTTTATAACTTTTTATCTTTATTTGGCTTTCAACTTAGCTATGACCACACTAATACTAATTTACTTACAAATAGATACGATGTAGAAACAGTTGGCGGAATGTTACTCCCCACCTTTATGCAGCAATTTGGTTTGTCTTACGAACCTGAAATAGGGCTGCAACAATCGCGTATTCTTCTTAAAAACTTATCTGAAATATTAAAAGAAAAAGGAAGCAGTGCGGGATTAAAAGAATATCTTAAGTCGTATACCGGATACGGTATAAATGATGCATCAACATCTCCTAACCCTGGAGCTACAGGATTTACTGTAAGTTCTAACAAAATGCTTGATTATAATGACTCTTCTTTTGAAGAATCTATTGGACGCTGGGCATCCCCCAATAGCACTGCTGTTCTTTACTGCCTTAAAGAGAAAAGCGTAACTAAATTAAGCCTTACATCTAACGTAGCTACCTTAACTATTGGGGCTCACAGTTACCAAGTCGGTAATAAAGTATTTACCAAAAACTTTTCATTAGGCTTGCTTAACTCAGGGGCTTCGGCAGTAACCATTACAGCAATAACTTCTACAACCATTTCATACGCGCTAACTGGTACAAATATTGTTACGTCTAATGCCTATAACAACGTGTTAAACGTATACCCATCTATAACTCCTGAACCATATGCGTATTCAGAACCTACTACAGCATCATCTTTATACCCAAACCGACAAAAAGGCATAATGGCGGTAAAAAACGCAAATGGCACAGCCGGTACAATAAAAGTATCTTGCGGGTTGGCAAGCACCACTAGTTCTCCAATTAAAGTTGGAATACCTGTAACCGCAGGTACGGCTTATAGCTTTAGTGTTTATTCGGCAGCTGGAACAACACTCAGGTCTATAACCGCGGGAATTGATTGGTATGACCGTTTTGGTGTGTATATCTCATCAAGTGCAGGCACAGGAACAAACAACGCTACTGGTGAGTTTTCTGTACGCATAAAAGCTGAAAATAAAACAGCACCTACTGGCGCTTATTATGCTATTCCTACACTTTCTATTGCTAGCGCAGCAGCGTCCTCATCTAATGAATGGCAATATTTTGATTGTGCTCAATTTGAAGCTGCCGCATCAGCAAGTGCATTTAATGACGCTCGATGCATAAATGTAATATTTACCGCTACAAGAGTGAACGAATTACTTAATCCACATTTTGTTGGAAGCGGCTCGGCTGCTCCATGGGTAGCCACAGGTGGAACTAGCACCATTGTGTCTAACTACATAGAGCCTGAAGCCACGGTCTATACGGCGAATTACTTAACACTTGCTTCTGGAGTGGCTACCTTAGAATCCCCAGTAACAAACGATTTAAAACCTGGTCAAACAATTTACGTTACAGGCGTCACGGGAATAACTAACGGTGTTTATACGGTTACAGGGTGGACTGCGGCCACTAGTTCTACGTTTGCATCTATAACTTTTAACTCAGGAGGCTCAACTACTGCTGCAAGAACAGCTGTAACTGGTTCTTTCTATACATCTGGAAATGCTTTAAAAGTCACAGCTTCTTCTGGAACGGTTACGCTAAATTCTTGGGATGGGACAACTACGTCTCAACAAATGGGCATTTACTATCCAAATATTAGATACACATTTAGTGTCTATGCAAAAGGGACAACGTCCAGTGATACATCTACCGCAAGTATTATCTGGTACGACTCAAGCAACTCTGTTATTTCTACAGAATCTGGAACAAGTACCCCTCTCACTACTTCATCTACAAGCTGGACAAGGGTTTCTGCCACCTCTGTAGCCCCAGCAACGGCGGCATACGCCACAGTTAGAGTCACAACATCTACTACAAGCGGAAACATCATAGTTTTTGACTCAGGTTTATTTGAAAGAGCTTCGTTTGTTTTACCGTTTTTTAGTGGAAGTGCCGGACCTGGGCCAGCAACTGATTTTGCATGGGAAGGTTCAACTAACGCCAGTCGAAGCCACTATTACAAGAATTTTTATAATGTGAGCGTACGACTACTCAATGGAAGTCTTACAGACCAGCTTCTTTTAGGCACAAGTATCGCTATTAAGTACGCCCAGCCAAAAACCTAAAAACCTGTGCTATCGTGTGCCTCCCCTAACAAGGAGGTCCTATGGACAAATTATATGTATTGGTTACAGGTAATGGAACGACCAGCCGAGCTAACCTAGAAGCGCTATTAGAAGATTACTTCTTTAAAAAGAATACCGAAGTCGTACTAGTACTTTCTTATAGTGCGATCCCTAGCCAAGGCCAAATATTTGCGGCACAGTTTGCTAAGGACAAGAGCAAAGACATTTTGGTGTTTGCGCCAAATGATTCATCACTAAAAGATATACCTGGGTCTAGCTTTACAACCATCTCACACCCTATTAACGAAGCTACCGTGTTTATAAAGGGCTCTGGTAAGGCCTTCATTCTATGGAACCCATCAGATAGTGACTGCACTCAGACGCTTGAGCAATGCAACGCTATGGGAATCCCAGCTCACGACCTGACCACTGGACTGGTCTCGTTGTCCTCTAAGGATGCGGTAAAGGCTGAACCTGTTGTAGAGGTGGTGACTGAAGAAAAGCCTGCCCCTACTCAAATTAGAGGAGAAGCCCTCACAGAGGCGCAGAAGGCCGAATTGACTAAACTTCTGACGGAGGCGTTTGGAGAAGCCGTCCGGGATGCCCTTAAAAAGGCATAGGATGGTCATTACAGCCCGCGCTATAGGCGTCTTAGAGGAAATACTTATAAACCCCAACCATGGAGGCGCTAGAGGCCTTTCAGGGCTTTTGGGAGAGGGACGGGATGCAATTCAAAGCACCCTTACGGACCTAAGAACACTTGGTTTAATTGAGACCACCACAGTTAAAACTGGAAGGCTAGGATTTGCCCGAGCCATTAAAGTAACGGAGGCGGGTTATCAGTTCCTGAAAAGCCGTACATCTATACTGCAGATACAGCTAACTGCTAATAACTATCTATTACTAGATAC